TTTAGAAACGGATTTCCATTAGGTTACTCACAAACATTCTAATATGGCAGAATTTGTATATGCAAAAAAAGGTGATGAAACATTTCAAGAATATAGAGACAGAGCAATAAACTCACTATCTAATTCTTTTTGTGGAGCAAAGTGGTATAATGCAACTATATGGTTAAATATGGGACAAACTACTTCATGTCATCATCCACCTGCACATAAAATACCATTAGAAGAATTAGAAAAATCATATAAAGCATTACACAATACGAACTACAAAAAAATGGTTCGTAAAGAAATGATGCAAGGTATTAGACCTAATGAGTGTGAGTATTGCTGGAAGATTGAAGATTTAGGACCAGATAAAGTAAGTGATAGAGTTTACAAATCGGTAATCTATACTGATGAAGAATTAATAGAAGCAAAGAATGAATTGGGATATACCAAAGATGTTGATTTAAAAACATTAGAAATCAGTTTTGATGCTAATTGTAATTTTGCATGTTCATATTGCAATGCTTCATTCAGTACAACTTGGCAAACGGATATTAAAACAAATGGTGCATACCAAAATTTAGTAACCGATGGTGCTGGAGCATTTCACCACGCCGGCGATGATGCAATGATGTATGGTAAAGATAATAAAGATAATCCATACGTTGAAGCATTTTGGAAATGGTGGGAAGGTGAGTTACAACATTCATTAAGAGAATTAAGAGTTACGGGTGGTGAACCTACAATGAGTAAAGATTTTTGGAAGTTAATGGATTGGTGGGAAAAAAATCCTAATTGTGATGTACACTTTGCAGTTAATTCAAACTTAGGGCAAAAGAAAGAGTTGGTAGATAGATTAATCAAAGCAACTCATAACTTTAAATCGATTGATATTTACACATCAAATGAAAGTTTTGGTAAGCATGCCGAATATATTAGAGATGGTTTAAAATGGGAAGTATGGAGAGAGAATGCAGAAAGAATGATTAGAGATGGTAACTTAAGAACATTCAATGTAATGATGACAATTAATGCATTATGTATTTTTAGTATTACCGATTTCTTAGATGAGATGAATAAATTAAGAGAAAAGTATATTCATAAAACATCAGTATTAATGACACTTAATATTTTACGTTTTCCATCATTTCAATCAGTTAGTACACTATCTGAAGAAGTACGTCTAGAAAGAGCAGAACACCTTCAAAATTGGGTTGAAAACTTTGTTAAGAGTAAACCTTCATATTACAATGATACTGACCTATGGGGGTTAGTAAATCAAATATATAGATTGTGTGAATATCTTAGAGAAGTAACACAAGGACATAGATTTGCATCTGATTTGAGAAGTAGACAAAGAGATTTTAAATCTTTTTATTTACAATATGATGAAAGACGTGGTAAGAATTTTATGGAAACATTTCCTGAAATTGCAGATTGGTACGATGGACTTAGACAAAATAGATTAACTGAAACAACTGAAATTAAAAAGGTTAGGGGTGATGAAAATAATCCGTATATTAAAAATTATGTAGTTACCGATGAATTAGAAAACGATATAATAAAACATTTGAACGATGAGCAATAAATGGGATGAGTTTCAAATTACTCCATCAAAGAAATTTGGTTATGAAGTACCAACATATACTCCATCAATTTATAGAGAATATAGAGGTGAAATATTTACAACGTTTCATTCGGGTGAACATCCTGTTATGCAAAAAATAGGTGAAGGAAACGAAGTGCATGGTAGATTCTCAAAATCATATAAAGGTGTATTAAGAGGATTGCATTACGATAATAAGACTTGGAAATTAGTTCAAGCGGCGGTTGGAGATATTTACCTAATTGTTTTGGATATGCGAAAAAATAGTCCTACCTTTGGGGAGTGGGAATCTTTTATGATAACTGAGAAAGATAGAAATCAAGTATTAGTTCCGCCAGGTTTTGCAAATGGACACTATGCATTAACTGATTGTATGTTTCATTATAACCTATTTTACAAAGATGGTTATGTTGATGCAGATGAGCAAGGTGTTGTTAAATGGAACGACCCAGAATATCAAATGGATTGGCCAACGAATAATCCAATATTACAAAAAAGAGATAGATGAAAATATTAATATTATATGTACCACGTAGTGGAACTAATTCAATATCGGAGTATTTTTTAAGACAAAATCCCAATTATCAATATTTTAATCAACCATTTACTCGTTACAAAGAAACTGGAATTAAAAAAACAAAATACGAAGAATGTATCAAATATGAAAATGTTTTGGTAAAAAGTGACATATATAATTTTAGTTTGTTAAAAATTAGTAAAGAAAAAATTATAAATGACTTTGATAAAGTGTTATTAATATCTAGAAAAAACAAAAGAGAACAGTCCATTAGTTCTATTACTGCACAACATAATAAAAATTTTTTAGATAAAACCAAAAGAAAATATCACTTAGCTGGCATAACTAAAGAGATGATAAAAGAACAGGAAGAAGAGTTTGTATCTTTGGAAAATGTATTATTTGAATTAAAAGACCCATTATTTCGTTCTTTTTATTATGAAGATTTATTTTATGAAGATTTTTCTGAATTATTTGATTATTTAAATATTACTCATATCGATGAAGATTTTAAAAATATTTTAGATAAAAGTAATAAATATAATATAGGATATCATCCTAGTAAAACCAACAAAACAATACTTTAAATTAAACATTCAAAAAAGACAAATGATAGAAAATTTAGAAAAATATCCAATTGTATCTGAAGCTAGATTTACAAAGGATGACTTAGTTAAGTACGAAAGAATGATTGCAGACCATTGGGAAGCAGGTAAAATTAAAGGACCGGTGCATCTTAGTGGTGGTAACGAAGAGCAACTTATTGAAATTGGCAAAAGAATTAAAGATACAGATTGGGTATTTTCAACCTGGCGTTCTCATTATCACGCACTAATTAAAGGTGTTGACCCTAAATGGTTAGAAGACGAAATTTTAGCAGGTAGAAGTATTACAATTGTTAGTGAAGAACAAAAATTCTATGCAAGTGCAATAGTTGGTGCAATCATACCAATAGCAACGGGTGTAGCAATAGCAAATAAAAGAGATGGTAAAGATGATAAAGTATTTTGTTTCATAGGTGATATGGCCTTTGAGACTGGTGGATTTTATGAAATGCACAAATACGCAGTTAGATATGATTTACCAATTGTATTTGTAGTTGAAGATAATGGAGTATCAACAAACACACCAACCGAAGCAACTTGGAATGGTGAAAAAAGAGAAGCACCATCGGAAAAAGTTATTTGGTATTCATATGAAAAAGAATGGCCGCATTACGGAACAGGTAAATGGGTAATATTTTAATGAAAAAAATAAATTTTATATACGAATATGAAGTAGATGGTGTAATATTTCCTAATGGATTAACTGAGGATGCATATAAAAGTACACTTAAACAAATAGAACTACATGGTGTTTCTACTAATGAATTCTTTACAAGAGGATTTACAGATCATCATAATGTTATAAACTTATCATCAAAACATAAAAATATAACTTTTAATATTTTTTACACAAGAACTATTAGAGAAAATATATTAGAGAGTTTTACAAAAATAAATGATAAACAATATACATTTGAATACGAAGGAGAAAACTTTGAAATAAATTTAGTTCCATTTAATCGTATAAATCCAAATGAAAGAAACTTTTATCCTATAAACTTGTTTGGAAACGAAGATTTTTTATTTCAAACACCATCAATAACAGTAACCGATGTAGTAGAAATACAATCCAATCAAAGACCGTTATTAAATTTAAATTCTGAAATTATAAGAGCAACTAGTTTAGGTCATTTAGATATAATAATTTCTACATTTCATGAGGGTGGTGTTCATTATGAATCTTTTTTTGAAAAAATTTATAATAGTTGTAAAGAATTAGATATAAATCCAAAACAAATACATTATGCAAATGCAGATCATAATGTGAATTTAAAACATGATTTATGGTGTAAAGAACATAATATTACTGAAAAAATTAATTGTAACTTTGTAGATTATTTATTTAGTTTAGCGTGTAGTGCATATTCACACAATCCATATGATGGTGATATTTTAAATTATGAAGGGGAAAGAGAAAAGAATTTTTTAATGTTTAATCGTTCAGTATTCAAAGACCATAGATTTTGGTATTTATCCGAATTAGAAAAGAACGGTGTGTTAGATGATTGTTTATATTCAATGATATTTCCATATGATAGAGAAATAGAAAGAGGACAAGATGGATATAGAGGGTTCCCTACATTTACAACTGAACAAGAGTTTGCAGATAATATGAAATGGATGCAGGCAATTAAAGATAAGGGTGTTATTAAAATTGATAATATAGACACATTTGATGATTCTACTTATTACGCAAATGGAAAGAGAGTTCATTATGGTTGGATTGATTGGGTAAAACCAACATTTGATCCATCTTTTTTAAGAACATATATGACATTACTTACTGAATCCGCATTTACATCATGTCAAGTTTCTGAAAAAGGAGTTAAGGCATTAAGATATTTTCATCCGTTTATTGCAGTTGCAGGACCATTATATTTAGAAATGTTAAAAGAAAAAGGATTTAAAACATTTGATAAATATTTTGATGAAAGTTATGATAAAATATTCGATCATAGAGAAAGAATGAAAGCGGTAGTAAAATTAACAACCGAACTAAACGATAAGAAAAAATTACATAAAATATTTATGGATAGTAAAGAGGAAGTAATACATAACTCAAATTTATGTAAAACATATTCAGGCGAACAATCTATAAAAAAACTATATAGTTCAATTTTTGAAAAATGAAAGTAATTAATTTTTATATGGAAAATTGGATAGGGGATAATTTAATACCTCTACCAAATGGTGTAAAAGAATTTGATTTTAATAATCAAGTTGTTAAAAATAATTGTAATAAAATATTAGATACACTTAGAGATACACAAATACAATCTAGTTATAACGAAATATTTTTAAGAGCACATTACAGAATCCCAAATTATGCGGTAGCATTTGAACATAAAGATTTAAAAATAGTATTAACAAATAAACCTAAATTAGAAGGTGCTAGTGAAAATTATTATTTAGTTACACCAAAAGTACATATGGAAGATTTAAATGAATACTTACCACACTATGATACTATTTTAGAAAAAGGTAATAAAATATTGTTTATAAGTTTTCATGAATCAGGATATTATCCTAAATTTTATAAGTGGATAAATGAAAACAAATATCATAATCAAATTTATACAATTACACCTTGTTATAATATTAATGAATTTGCAAAAGGAAATCATATATTTTTTAGTTTTTTAACATATGATTTAGACCATAATTTTAAAAATGATGGTAGTATATTTAGTGTGTGTAATAGAGAATTATATGAAAATACTATAAAAGAAAAATTAATATTATCATTTAATAGAAATGTAAAACGAAATCATAGATTTTGGTTTTATAATTTTTGTAGAGCAGAAAATATAATACATGATAATAATATATCGTTTTTAGAATTTCCATACGAACATGTAGAACACTATCCTACTATGGGAATTAAAGAATTAGAAGAATATAAAAAAGTATTTATAGAAGAAGGCATACATGAAGAAATTTCGGTAGATGTTAGAAAGGATGATCCGGGATATGTAGAAAACCTTTTACATAATTGGAATAATGATGCATGGTTATATGCAGAAACTTTATTCTCAATCGTATTAGAAACTAAATATTTTGAGAGAGACATAATGATATCAGAAAAAGTACTAAGACCTATTGCAAACTGTCATCCATTTATTGTGTTAGGTCCTAGACATACTACAAAAATTTTAGAAGATATGGGATTTTATGTACCACCTTTTTTAGATTATGAATATTTAGATAAAGAACAATATCCAGCTTTAAGATTGGTAAAGACATTTGAAGAAATAAGAAAACTACTTAAATACTTTGAAGTTAATAAAAAATTACCTAACTTTGATATGGATAGAATTGAACAAAATCAAAAATTACTTTTATCATTTGATAGAAACGATGTATTCCATAGTGTATACTCAAAATTAATAGAAACAAAAATAATATAATGAAAAAAGTTTTAATAACAGGTTGCAGTGGTTTGGTAGGAATACACTTAGTAAAAAAATGTTTAACGGCCGGGTATGAAGTAGTGGGTGTTGATATAAGACATTCAGAAAATCTACCAACATCAGAAAAATTTACATTCTATGAAATGGATTTAACAATAGAAGATAATGTTAAAAATCTTTTCTTTTATGAAACACCTGATGCAGTATTCAATTGCTTCGGTGTTAAAGGTTCTCCATTGAGAGCAAAAGAAAAGCCAGTAGATTTCTTATATCCATCATTTAAAATTAATACCGAAATTATTAACCAATGTGCAACAAATAATATTTGGTTAGTATTTGTAAGTTCAGTAGGAGTATACGCACCAGCAGAAACATTTGTAGAAGATAGTGTGTGGAAAACATTACCATCTGAAGCAGACTGGTTTCCAAGTTGGAGTAAGAGAATGGGAGAAGTTTTATTAGAAGCATGTAAAGTTCAATACAACTATACAAATTGGGCAATCATAAGACCGGCAAACATCTTTGGTGAGTATGATAATTTTGATGGAACAGGAACAGTAATTGCAACTCAATGTAAGAAAGTGTTTGAAGCTAAAAATGAAATTGAAGCGTGGGGAGATGGAACACCAATAAGAGATTTCGTATATGCTGGTGATGTTGCAAATGCAATATTATCTTTGTATGAAAAACAAACACATACTACTATTAACTTTGGAGCAGGTGAAGAAATTACAATCAAATCAATGATTGAACAATTAATAAAAATTAGTGGTAAAAACATTAGTATTAAGTGGGATACAACAAAACCAAATGGTGATATGAGAAGACAGATGGATACTACAAAACAAAAAGAATTGGGATTGTTACCTATATTGGGATTTAATGAAGCATTAAAAATTACATATGATACCTATTACACAAAAAGAAATAGATAAAGAAACCGAATATTTGGAAAAACAAAAAGCATTATTAAAAGCAGAAAGAGAAAAAATAATGCAAGAACGTAGTAAAATTTACTATGATAGAAAACAACTAGATCAGGAACAGCTAGAACTTAATAATGAAAGAATTAGAATTGATAATCTGAGAGCAAATTTTAGTAAAGAACTTAAAAAAGTTAATGTTGAATTTGAAAATGCTAAAAAAGAAGAAATTCTTAAATTAAAAAAATCAAAAGAAGATGAAGTAACATTTTTAGAATCCGAATTACAAAAAGAAAGAAGTAGATTAGATAAATTTAGAAAACAACTTGAAACTGATATGATTCAGGCTAATTTAGTAATTCGTGAAAAAGTTAAGAAAGATTTAGATAATTTATTAGAAAAAGATAGATTACAATTAGATAAACTAAGAGCAGAAATTGCAGAACAAATAGCAATTGAAGAAATAAAATTAAATGATATAAAAAGAAAAAACTTAATATGATAAATAAAGATTCAAAAATCCTAATTACAGGTGGTTCTGGATTAGTCGGACAGAACTTAACAAACCGATTACACAAAGAGGGTTACACAAACATTAGAGTTAATTTACACAAAAGAGGTGTAAGAACTCAAATAGAAGGTGTAGAGTATGTTCACTTTGATTTAAAAACATACGAAGGGTGTTTAGATGCAACCAAAGATGTAGATGTAGTATATCATTGTGCAGCAAGTACATCAAACGCAGTAGATACAGTAGTTGACCCATTGGCACATGTTACACCAAACGTAGCAATGAATAATTTCTTAATTGATGCCAGTTGGAGAAATAAGGTTCAACATTACATCTTCTTATCATCTAATACAGTTTATCCACCAAAAGGAGATAAGCCCGTAGTGGAGACCGATTTCCTATTTGATGAACCATATCCTGTATACTTCCCTGTGGGTTGGATGAAAAGATATGCAGAAGTTCAATGTGAATTATATGCAAAGTATTTACCCGTTAAAATGAAATGTACGGTTATTAGACCTGCAAATTTATTTGGACCACATGATAAATACGATTTTAATAAATGTCATGTTACTCCGGCAACTATTAGAAAAGTAGCAGATAAGATGGATCCAATTCCGGTATGGGGTGATGGTAGTGAATTAAGAGATTTACTTTACATTGAAGATTTTGTTGAAGCGTTGCAAATAGTAATGGAAAAAGAAACCGAAGATTATCAAGTATACAATATTGGTTCTAATAGAGTATATTCCGTATTAGAAGTATTAGAGGCAATGAAACGAATTGCAAACTTTGATGCACCAACTGAATTTATTAAAGGTAAACCATCTATGATACCAACTCGTAAGATAGATTCATTTAAAATTTATGATAACTTAGGATGGCAAGCAACTACATCATTAGAAGATGGATTGCAAAATGCATATGAATGGTACTTAGAACATAAATCAGAATTTGAAAACTAATGAAAGGTATTCTATTTGCAGGTGATAGTTTTACTTGGGGAGAAGGATTACATTTTTATTCTGATTTACCTGATATAGATTATAATGAAGAAAGCTTTAATAATTGTGGATATACACCCGCACATAAAGATTGGATTAATGCTAATAGGTTTTCTAGAAAAGTTGCAAATCATTTTGAAACATTTGATTTAGTAAGATATCATAATGGGGGAAATAATAATGAAATATTTGATTTTATAGATAATATAGAAAAAGTATATGCAGACAGATATGCAGATACACAAAATTCTACACATAGAATGTTTACATATAAAATGATTGATTTTGATTATATAGTAGTGCAACTTACCGATATGTTTAGAGCAAAGATTGAATTTATTCATAATGGTATAATAAAAAAATGTAATATACGATCTGAAGTTTCTATTAAAGAAACTGAATTTGATAAATATTTGCAAGAAATACATAATAATGATATAAACAAATTTATAGATATTTTTTTAGATGATTTTGCAAAAATGGTTGAAAAAAAATTTAAACAATATGAATCTATGGGTGTAAAAAAATGTTTAATACATACTTGGCAAAATGAATTAATACCATATATTAAAAATAATTCATTTTTAAACGATAGATTTATAGAATATAATGTAAACGGAATTACATTTAGTTCAATATGGGATCTACAAAGTAGAAAGGATAGACCAAATGGTATGGCAATTTCGGATGATCAGTATTTTCAAAAAATAGGAAAAAAAATAGTAAATGGACATACTTCATTAAGAGCACACAAAATACAAGCAGAAGCAATTATCAATAAAATAGAAGAAATAGAAAAACAAATTATATGGCAAACCCAGAATACACACCCTATAAAGACGAATTAACATTAGCAATGACAAATTTAGCAGAATTAGAAGATTCTGTGTTCATTGGCCAACAAATAGTTTATCAAGGTAATCCTATGAGTACTACATTAGGAGGAGTTCCTAAAGATAAAATGATTGAAGTTCCTGTAATGGAAGAATCTCAAATGGGAATGAGTTTAGGAATGGCTATGGCAGGTAAAAGAGTTATTACATTCTACCCTAGATGGGATTTCATTATATGTGCAACAAATCAATTAGTGAATCATGTTGATAAGATTGGTTTAATGAGTAATGATAAATGGAAACCAAACTTAATTATTAGATTGGGTAAAGGTTCGGATAAACCAATTGATCCAGGTCATCAACATAGAGGAAATTATTTTGAAGAGTTTAAATCACTTTGTCCTAATATAGAATTTCACGATTTAAAAACACCTATTGATATTGAATTAGCTTACAAATATGCAACAAAAGAAGGTGGTATACATGTATTAGTTGAATATCCAGAGTTATATTATGTATAAAGGAAAGGGTATTATATTTACAGGATGTTCATTTACATGGGGTGGTGGTTTGGAATATTATGCCCCATTTAAAGATATCCCAAATCCATATGATTTTCAATACGATGAACAAAAAATTACATTTGCAATAATGAATTTTATTAAAGCAAATCGTTTTAGTAGATTAGTTGCAAATCATTTTGAAATGTGGGAAGTAAATAAATTAACGTGTGGAGGTTCAGATGAAGCTTCCATTAATTTTTTAAAAAATTGCTTTTCATTAGATAATACTAAAGATAGTGTTAAAACGATTGATAAACATTATGAAAATATTAGGCATCAGCGATTTTCAACAGATGAAATTGAATATGTTATATTTCAATTAACACACCCACTTAGAACTTATAATATTAATTTAAAAAATCAAAAATCCGCATCAGACGATTTTAATAATTGGGAAGAAATGGAAAATCATTTTATTTCAAAAAATTTACAAGATGTAATTGAAATATTTAAACAATTAGAAGAAATGGGAATAAAATGTAAATTGTGGAGTTGGCATGCTGATTATGTAAATTTTATAAAAAATGATGAATATTTATTCAATAAATTTATTAAACTTAAATATGATGATAAAGAATTTGATTGTTTATACGATTTATTAGAAGTATATCCAAAATTTAGAATAAGAACATCTGGATTTCGTTTGAATGGTAAAGAAATACCAGATGATCATCAAACAATTGAATGTCATAAAGTAATTGCAGATAGCATTATATCATATTTAAAAAACGATTAATACACATGAAAGTATTATACGATAAATGGTTTTTAAATAAACCATTAGCAAATTGTTTAAGTGCAGATGTATTAAACTATATTTTTTTAAATTATAATGCAAATATTGAAAATCACATTTTATCGTTTGAATTAGAGAAAAATTTTGGAAATAAACATAATTGTTGGTTAAGCAATATTGGATTAAAAACAAAAAAAACAGAATCTATATCCGATATAAATTCTAATAATTGGTTATATCCAATAGAACCATGGGGACATTTGATGTATTCGTTAAATGTTGAATCGATAGATGAGTATGCTAATTTCTTTGAAAAAATACCAAACGAAATAATAAATAAAATAAATAATGATGAAGGTAAACTTTTAATTAATTACTCACATGAAGGATGGGTTAGTGACTGGTTATTAAAAGGAATGTATTTAGGTGCAAAAAATGCTGGTATTAAATTTGATAATATTATAATAATTTTAAATGATTATAATTTAGAATCAAAATTGAGTTTATTTAAACAAACATACAACATAGAGCAATATCCAAATGTAATAAATTATTCATTTTATCTAACAGCCTCATCAAAACATTTTTATTACAAACACATAAATAAAAATTTAATTAATAAACATATTAATTTAAATAAACCTTACAAATTTTTATCATTAAATAGAAGGTTAGATTTACATAGAGTTAAATTAATGTGTGAAGTTTTAAATGATATTTCATTTGAATCAATAATATCATTTGATAAAACATTAATTACAAATGAAGTTCCTAAACTATTTGAAAAAGAACCTTTATTAAAAGAAAAGTTTGATTTATTACCAGATAAAGTTATTGCAGATAGAGAGGATATAGAAAATACAAATGGATATGAACATGAAAATGAAAATTTATTTTTAGATTCATATATTAGTATTGTTACCGAAACCTCTTTTTATATTGATAATGATTTTATTAGTGAAAAAGTATGGAAGCCATTATATCAATTTCATCCATTTATTGTAGTAGGTAGACCGCATTTATTAAAATATCTAAAAGAAATTGGATTTAAAACATTTGATTGGATAATAGATGAAACGTATGATACGATAGATGATAATGATTTGAGAATGAAAATGATTGTAAATGAAATTAAAAGATTAAACAATTTATCATTAGAGGATATTAGTAATCTTATAAAAAACAATTTTTTATTATTAGAACATAATCATAATTTATTAAACAATTTAGGAAGTAAAACGGAATCAATAGAGCAGTTTGTTATTGAAAATATAAAAAACAATAGTTATAGTTATATAGATATTTATAAAAAGTTAAATTTATAGTATGAAAAAGTTAATTGATAAAGTAAAGCAATTATACAAGAATTACAAATTAAAAAAAGAGTTCAAAAAGAAAATAAAAGAACTTAGAAAGAGAGATCCATTCATTTATAAGAATGTTTAATCTATATTTATACTCATGAAATTTATCGATTCAATTGTAAACGCCCTAATAAAAGAGGGATTTCCTGGTGGTGTTGGAGTAGGACTTACTTTACCCAATGGATATATTAATGGTGCACCTGATAATTCCGATGAGGATGATAAGAATGAAGATGTCATACCAGGCGGAAAAGCAGAAGGTAAATCATTAGTAGATTTAGCAAACAAATATAATGTAGAACTTTCTAAAATAAAAGAAGAACTTACAAAAGGTGTTAAGGTTGAAATGGAACACACAACTGATGTTCGTAAAGCAGCTGAGATTGCAAAAGACCATTTATGGGAAGACTTACATTATTATACTAAGTTAGCAAAGATTGAGAAAACAAATGAAATTTCAGAAGCTAGTCAATCAGGTACTGGTTATTCAAATCAAACATTAGATTTATTAGTAGCAAATCCAGAAACAGGAGAACAAATAAAGGTTCGTTCAGCACTAAATTATCCACAAAATCATCCTGCATACAAAGCCGCTCTTAAATTGGTAAATGCAAATGAACCTGAAAAGAAAGCTGGTGATACAAGACATAAACATATTAAAAGGTTAAAGACAAGACCTAAGTGGAATCCTGGTGGGAAACCTACAACCGGAACACCAATTAAACAACCTGATCATATTGAAACACAACCAACTGCAACATCACAAGTGGCAACAGCAAGTAATTCAAATTGGATGGCCGGTAAAGATGGTTGGGAAATATTAGATGATGAAAGAGCAAAAGTAAAAAATATTAGAGATTATAGTAGAGAGGAATATTCGGCAGAAACGGGAGAATATTTTGATAATGAAGTAACAAAAAAGATTGCTCCAAACGCTTTCAAAGATGAAGTAGATATGATTTACAAAATGAAAGCAGCAGATCCAATATATCTTTCAGCTGAAGAAATGCAAAATATGAACAATACGGATGTAGGTGATATTTTAGGAGCAAGTGAAGATGGTGGAATGCAGGCAATGTATAATTTAGGTAAAGAAAGAGCAACTGAATATGGTAAAGATTGGGATAGATTAGAGAATGGAATAAAATCAAATTCAGAAGTTCCTGCACCAATTGCATTAAGAGATAGAAATGGTGATTTACATTTAGTGGCAGGAAATACTAGATTGATGAGTTTTACAGCTTTTGGTAAAAAACTACCTATTAAAGTAGTAGATTATGATGGAGAGTTTGAATATAATCAATCGGAAGGTATTAATGAAGGATTGATAATGGAAGGTGGAGCAGCAGGACACTTAGCACATCCGTTTGAAGATGAAGATTTGACTTTTGATGATATGAAAGAAATGATTAACAGAGGTCTTATTGGTGGTTTAGATAAAGAAGCACCTGTTAGTGAAAAATTAGATGGACAAAATATAGCATTTAGTGTTAGAAATGGTAAGGTGGTGTTCGGTAGAAACAAAGGACATGTTAGAAATAGTGGTGAAAATGCATTAGATGTAAAAGGAATATACAATCAGTTTAAAGGTAGAGGTGGCATTGAAAAGGCATTTGTTGGAGCAGCTGAAGATTTACAATCGGCAGTTAAGAAACTAACACCACAGCAAGTTAAACAAATGTTTGGTAATGGTTCTAAGTTTATGAGTTTAGAAATCATTTTACCTGATACTACAAATGTAATTCCATATGGTAGAAGTGTATTGGTAATGCATGGAACAATTCAGTATGATAAAGAGGGTAATGAAGTTAGTCGTTCAACTGATGATGCTAATACATTTGCAACAGCAGTTCAAAAAGTTGGTGCAGATAGACAAAAAACATTCGGTATAGAAGGACCTAAAACTATTGCATTTAGTGATGCAGAATCAAAGGAATATACTAAAAAAGCTAAAGAATACAATTCACAATTAGATAAAGCAGCAAGCGAGTTTGGATTAAAAGATAAATCTAAATTAGCAGATTATCGTACTGAATGGTGGAAAAGAGAAATTGAAACTCAACAAAAAAATAACAAACTACAATTATCTAATAAAGAAAAAGCTGGTTTAGTTAAAAGATGGGCAGATGGTGATAAATCATTTGGTGTAAAATCTTTTAGTGATGATAGAGCAAAAGAATGGTTTAGAAATTATGAAACAAATAATTTAGCTAAATCACAAAAACAAATGATTAAACCAATTGAAATGGTTTTCTTAAATGTAGGTGCACAATCATTAAGGAGAGTAACAAATTTCTTAGCATCAAACAATCCAAAAGCAGCAGATGCATTAAGAAAAGAAACAATACAATCTATAAAAGGAATTAAAGATAGTAAAGATACAGATAAACTTACTAAACTACAAGTAGAATTGGAAAGATTAGAAAGTATTGGTATGGATAAAATAGTTCCATCAGAAGGTGTAGTATTCCAATATAACGGAAAACCATACAAATTTACAGGAGCATTTGCACCTATAAATCAAATACAAGGAACATTTAAATTTGATAAACCAAAGAAAGAAGATACAAAAAAAGAAGAAACTTCTAAAAAAGAAGTAGCAATCTTTACAGGTAGATTCCAACCATTCCACGCCGGTCATTATAGTATTTATGAAGCATTGGTTAAAAAGTTTGGTAAAGAAAATGTGTATATCTCATCATCAAATGTAATGGATGCGGTTAAATCTCCGTTCCCATTCAAAGAGAAAAAAGATATAATGACTAAGATGTTTGGTATTCCATCTAATAAGGTAGTACAAGTTAAAAATCCATACCAACCGGTAGAAATATTAAGTAAGTTACCGAAAGATACAACTTATGTAACAGCAGTATCTCAAAAGGATGCAGAAAGATTGGAACAAGGTGGTAAGTATTTTAAGAACTATGATAAGGTTTCTGATACTAAAAGAAAAGGATATGAAGATGAGGGATACTATATAGTTGCACCTGAAATGCAATTAAAAGTAAATGGTAAAAATATTAGTGGAACACAATTGAGAGCCACATTCGGTGATCCAAAGATGAGTATAGCAGATAAGAGAAAAATATTCAATCAAGTTTATCCTAAATTTGATAAAGATATATTTGCTAGAATAGTAGTTAGAACTAAGAATGCAGAAAAGATGAAAGGTGCTAGTAGTGTAAAAGCAGAACCAAAAACAGAAAAACCAAAACAAGTAACTAATTTAAAAAATAATAAAAAAGTTAATAAGATACTAAATACTAAGATTAAAAACCCTGATACTGGTAGAATGATATTAGTAAAAACCGCATTAGGATATGATAAATCTGTTAAAGTTAGAAAGAATGCAATGCAGCTGGTAAAAAATGCTATGGGATAATTAGGTATTTTAAATTAAAAAATATATATTTATATATAAAGTTATATTGTATGTTAATTAAGAGTAAAGGAAATAAGGATAAGAAACAATGGATGCATCCAAGTAGGAAAAAGATTTTGGATGTAATGCATGGTAGAGATAATGGGAACGCAACGGTAGGATGGACAGCTGGACCTAAGGAAAAAAGAGAAGTTGGTGATACTTGGATTGATGCAGATGGAAAGGAGTGGGAACAACATGACGGATTTATTTCGAGAGTAACACAAATGGATAGTGTTAGAAATTATATCCAATCATTAGATCAATGTAAAAATGAAAAATGTGAGACTGGTAAACTTTCTGGAAACAATTTAATATATGCTAGAAAAACAGGATATTGTATAAATTGTTTAGCAACTAAAGAACATCAATTTAGAGTTAAAGGAATATGGAATGATTACGAAACTTGGAAAATGACAGCAAATCAATTATCATATGTAAAAGATATGTTAGCTAGATTTATACAAGCGAGAAGAGATGTTGAAACACAACCACAATTTATACAGGCAGATGGTAGTATTGAAAAGTGGAGTTTTGATGGTGATATTGAACAAGTAAAGAAAAATATTGAAGCAGATATTGAAGAAGCGGTATCTGAAATAGAAAGATTAGAAACAGAAACAGAAACAAATTTTAAAAAAATAAAAGAGGTATATAATGAAATTTTTGAACTTTAAGAACATAGCAATTGTTGCATTAATCTTATTCGTATTATTACAATGGTTTAACCCAGGTGGTGTAATGCCAGGTGGAAAAACTATTCGTATTGAAGGAAAAAAATATGAAGTAATCAAACATGATATAGATACATTTGAAGTAGTTAAAACTAAAGTAGTAACTAAGAAAGGTGAAGATATCTATCACGAAACAATCGTAGAGAAAGAAATAATCATTCCTGCAGTAGTAGATACGGCAGCACTATTAAAAGATTACTACTCAAAAGTATTATATAAAGATGTATTAGTATTACCTGATTCATTAGGAACAATTGCAGTAACTGATACAATTTCCCAAAACAAAATATGGGGTAGAACATTTGATGCAAAAGTAAAACAAAGAGAAATTAAAGAAACACTTATTGTTAAAGAATTACCAAAAACACAAGTATATTATGGTTTAACTGGTGGATTCAACAAAGAAGATGTAATTTCAAATGTTGGTGCAGGATTAATTATAAAAACTAAAAAAGACAAAATCTATAATTTAGGTGTTGGTGTTGCTAATAGAGTAACCGATGGAACTAATGGAACATTATCACCATATATTGGAGCTGGTGTTTATTGGAAGATTAAGTTGAAAAAATAATGAATACTCCCCAAAAATCCCTAAAGGATGTAATTAAGGAACAATATCAAAAGTGTGCTGGTGATCCGGTATACTTTATGAAAAAATATTGTAAAATTCAGCATCCAATTAGAGGAAAAATTCCCTTTGAATTATATCCGTTTCAGGAAGATACCCTAACAGATTTTAAAGATAATAGATACAATATTGTTTTAAAATCTCGTCAGTTGGGTATATCAACATTAGTAGCAGGTTATGCACTATGGAAAATGATATTTAATGAGGATTTTAACGTTCTTATTATTGCGAACAAACAAGATGTAGCAAAGAACTTAGTATTGAAAGTTAGAACAATGAATCAGTTACTACCGGTATGGTTAAGAGTATCTGAATCAGAAGATAACAAACTCTCCCTTAGATTAAAAAATGGTTCACAAGTAAAAGCGGTATCTTCCAAACCTGACTCTGGTCGTTCGGAAGCCTTATCACTATTAGTATTTGATGAAGCAGCCTTTATCGATTACATTGATGAGATATGGACTGGTACTCAGTTAACACTTGCGACGGGTGGTGACTGTATTGCACTTTCTACTCCGAATGGTGTGGGTAATTGGTTTCATAGAATGTGGGTAGGTGCAGAAAACGGTGACAATTTGTTTAATCCTATCAAACTTCACTGGACGGTACATCCTGATAGAGAACAAGATTGGAGAGATGAACAAACACAACAATTAGGTGAAAAACAGGCAGCACAAGAGTGTGATTGTGATTTCATTTCTTCGGGTGATAATGTAATTGATGGTGAATTATTACAATGGTATATTGCTAATTACATAAAAGATCCTGAGGAAAAGAGAGGATTTGATAATAATCTATGGGTTTGGAATAAGCCGGATTATACAAAAACATATGTAGTTACAGCGGATGTTGCTAGAGGTGATGGTGCCGATTATTCTGCGTTTCATGTAATCGATATTGAATCAATGGAACAAGTTGCAGAATATAAAGGAAAGATAGACCCTAAAGATTTTGCCAATTTATTAATAAGTGTAGCAACGGATTATAATGATGCACTATTAATTGTAGATAATGCAAATATTGGATGGGCAACAATACAACAAATATTAGATAGAGATTATAAAAATTTATTTTGGCAACCTAAAGATATTCAGTATGTAGATGTAGATACTCAATTTACAAACAAATATTATAGAGAACAAAAACAAATGATTCCTGGTTTTACAATTACAACCAGAACTCGTCCTATGATTGTTTCTAAGATAGATGCTTATATGAAGGATAAATCCGTTGTAATAAGGTCTAAGAGAACGATAGATGAGTTGTTTACCTTTGTATGGGCAAATGGTAGAGCAGAGGCAGCAAGGGGTTATAATGATGATTTAACTATGGCGTTAGGTATTGGATTGTGGGTTAGAGATACTGCACTTAGATTACAGGGTGAACGAGTGGGTATGAGTAGAAGTGCATTAAATGGATTTCAAAAAAGTGAGTATAATCCAGTTTATACAAACGATGATTTAAGAGTAGATCCGTATCAAATGCAAGTTAATAAAGATGATTTTGAAGACTTGAGATGGTTAATTCGATAAGTTGATATTTATATATTGTATAATAATAGGAAAAAAAGTATGAAGAAAAGTTTTTTATATGAATTTTTTGGTTTACCTTCAAGTAGGAAATCAATAACTATGGAAAATGGTCAAGAAATTGAATTAGGTAAAATATATAGTGGAACTGGGTTCGGTAATATTTCGGAAGAACATTGTGAAGAGTGTGGTGATTATGAAGATGCAGGTGATTATGATGAATATGATGTAGAAAACGAATATGATTATGATGATTTTATTTCTTTTATGAAAACAAAACAAAGAGAAAGAGAAGCATATAACGAATCGGTAATCGAAGAAGCAGAATATCAAGGTAGAAAAGTTCCATTGGGCAAACCAATGAGAGGTGATGTTAAGAAATTTAAAGTTTATGTAAAAAATCCAGCAGGTAATGTTGTTAAAGTAAACTTTGGACACGGTGGAACATCGGCAGCGGCTAAGGGTGAGAAAACAATGAAAATAAGAAAATCTAACCCAAAAGCGAGAAAATCGTTTAGAGCTAGACACAATTGTGATAATCCAGGACCGAGAACAAAAGCAAGATATTGGTCTTGTAGAAAATGGTAAAATAAATTATGGCAGATACTACAATATACGGAAGGCTTAAAAAGCTGTTCTCCACAACCACAATGGTTCGTAGAACAGCAGATGGTAAGATTAAAATAATTGATTTTGATGAAACACAGGCTATCGCTACTAACCTTAGAGATAGATACACTCGTCTTCACTCATCATCAATGAACTCTACTTATGAAAATTATTTAGCATATCAGCAAATAAGACAAGAATTATTTAGAGATTATGATTCAATGGATATGGACCCAATTATCGGTGCAGCATTGGATATTTACGCAGATGAATCAACGGCTAGAAATGAGTATGGTAGAGTGGTAGAAATTAAAACTAACAACGAACAAATAAAAGAATTATTAGATAATTTATTTTATGATGTTCTTAATGTTGATTTCAATTTATGGCCTTGGACAAGAAATTTGGTTAAATATGGTGATTTCTTTTTACATTTAGAAATTGCAGATAAATTGGGTATAATAGGTGTTCAACCATTATCAACTTATGAAATTACAAGAGTAGAAGGATTTGACCCAAATAATTGGCAAGCAGTTAAGTTTGTTCATACTCCATTAGCAACAAAATCTATGTTCGTTGCTGGACAAAAGCAAGAATATGAGAACTATGAAATGGCACACTTTAGATTATTAAGTGATACCAATTTCTTACCTTACGGAAAATCATTCTTAGAAAGTGCAAGAAGATTGTGGAAACAATTATCTTTAATGGAAGATGCTATGATTATTCATAGAATTGTTAGAGCACCACAAAAGAGAATTTTTAAGATAGATGTAGGTGGTATTCCACCAAATGAAGTTGATCAGTATGTTCAAAGAATTATCAACAAATCTAAAAAAACTCCATACGTTAACTCTACGACTGGTGAATATAACTTAAAGTATAATATTCAAAACTTAATGGAAGATTTCTATTTACCTGTTAGAGGTAGTGATAGTGGAACTGAAATTACAAACTTAGATGGATTAGAGTATTCACCTATTGAGGATATTGATTACTTAAAGAATAAAATGTTTGCAGCTTTAAAAATACCTAAACAACATTTAGGATATATTGAAGATGGTAACTCAAAAGCAACATTAGCCGGACAAGATATGAGATTTGCAAAAACAATCGAAAGATTACAAAGAATTGTAGTTGATGGATTAGAAAAGATTGCAATCGCCCATTTATACGCACAAGGTATTGATGATACGGAATTAACTAATTTTGAATTAAGTTTAACAGTACCATCAGTAATATACGAACAAGAAAAAGTAAATCTTTGGACAGCTAAAATTGAATTAATCCAAAAAATGGATCAATTAAAGATTATATCTAAAGATTGGATGTATAAAAATATTCTTAATTTTACATTTGAAGAAGCAGAATTACAAAGAGAAGCATTAAAAGATGATGCTAAATTAACATTTGTATTAAATAACTTAGAACAAACCGGAACAGAAAAACCACAAGAGCAACAAGGTATGTTAGGACAACAACCTGAATTGGGTACTGATGAAGAAGGTAATCCTATGGATGTTCAACAAGGTGAGGAACAACCAGAAGAAGAACCACAACCAGAAGGACAACCTTTAGATATTGAAGATCAACTTTCTTCATTAGAAAAAGAATTGGGAATGGATGGTGAAGTAGAAGAAAGTGCAAAACCAGTTGGAAGACCATCATCTCATACTACTTATGGAAAGGATAAATCACCATTTGGTAGAGATCCGTTGGGTAAAAAAGACTGGAGAAATCAAAGTAAAAACGAAAATTTTATTGATATGATTAAAAAATCTATCAAAAAAGATGGAAAACAGATAATAAGAGAAGGAAATTCAATGATGGATGAACAAAATATCATAGAAAATTAGTTCTTATTTTAAGAGTATATATTTATAAATGGAACAATGTATATAAATGAAACAAATTAAACATTCAAAATTTAGAAACACAGGCTTCCTTTTCGAATTGCTTGTAAGACAAGTGACCTCAGATATTTTAAATAATAGAAAAGGTATCGCAGAAGGATTATTAAAAAAGTATTTTAATTCAAAGACAGAATTGTCTAATGAATTGAAACTTTATCAATTTATTGTATCTGAAAAATATAATAGTGAGAATAGAGCTGAAAAGTTTGTAGATGCAGTAATTGACAGTAGAGCTAAATTAGACGAAAAGAAAATCTTGAAAGAGAAATATAATCTAATTAAAGAGATTAAAGATAATTACTCTATTGATGAGTTTTTACGTTCTCAAATACCAAACTATAAGGTATTAGCATCAGTATATAAAATATTTGAATATAAGGTTAATACTGAACAAAATTACGATCCAAAAGATTTTATTAATACAAAATATGCATTAGTAGAACATTTAACTGGAAAGGCTATTAATACAAAAGCAATTACCGAATCAACAATTGAAACTCAACTTAAAAAAGAAGATGAAGAAATTCGTTTGTTGACTTATAATGTATTAATTGAAAACTTTAATAAGAAATACACAAATCTTAATGAACAACAAAAAGGTTTATTAAAAGAATATATCAATTCATTTACTAATTCTGACAACTTAAAAAAATATGTTGTTAATGAAGTAAAAGTATTGGTTAAAGATTTTAAACAAATTGGTACTAAAATAACCGATAAAGTTACAAAAATTAAATTAGCAGAAACAATTAACCAATTATCAAAAATAGTTAGTAGTAGTAAAATCAAAGATAATCATATCACATCGTTAATTATGTGTTATGAATTACAAAAGGAGTTAAAGGATGTCAAATCAACTATCCGAAGAACAACTATCTAAACTGAAAGAAACTATTCGTAAAAGAATTAGAGAATTTACAGGAACTGCAAATGTAGCAGGATATGATACTCCACATGCTTTTGGTAAAAATACTAAAGGTGATAAAGAACGTAAGGTTAAATCTACTGGCGACGGTTTTGAATTAGCAGAAAATCGTTGGTTAGAATTAAAAAGAGATGAGACAAGAACTCCATCTCAAAAAGTTTCACATGGTATTAGAGAATTAAAAAATCAATTAGCAGAAATTGAAAAATTTGTTGGTTGGTATAATAGATTAAGAAGTGAAAACAATTTAGGGAAACATGATTTCTTTAAAAGAACTAATACAAATATTTATAGAATCAAAGAAAGAATTATAAAAATAGCTAACTCTATTCAAGAAATTGATAAATCTGAAAATGAGGAAAGTATAGAGGAAGTTGATTCTAAAAAAGCAGGAGCATTAGAAAAATACGCAGTTACAGCTACACCAAAAGGTAGTAATCCTAATGCAAAGAGAGTAACATTAACAAAACCAGCACCTAAAGCAACTGCACAAACACAAGCAGCTAGTTTTAGAAAGATGGATAAATATCAAACAATTAGATTAAAAAAGGCATAAAATGATAAGATTAACTTCATTGGTATCACCACAAGTATTGGGAAAACCAGTAAATTCAAAAACTTCAGTAGTTAAAGAAAACGAAGAACCTGAACAAAATGTAGCTAACGGATTACCTCAAACTCAGGGTGATGATAAAATCACTATGACTAGAGAATCTTTAAAAAATATAGTTAGAGAAGTAATGAAAGAGGAAGGTGAGTATCAAAAAATATTTCATAAATTATTGAATAAATTTGGTGTAAACTCTCCGGCAGATTTAAGTGATGAACAAAAGAAAAAATTCTTTAGTTTAGCTAAGGGTGTTCAAACTGAATTAAAAGAAAGAATGAAAATCAAAGAAGCAGAATTAACTGGAAACCAATCTAAATTAGATATGGATAAAGATGGTGATATCGAAGCAGATGATTTAGCTAAATTAAGAGCTAGTAAAAACGAATCAAACGATGGTGATAGAAGCATTGGAACACCAACAAAACAAGAAACTGATTTAAAGGGTGATATTGAAAAATTAAAATCAAATATGCAAGTTATGACAAAAAACGGTGAATATTTTAAAAAAGCACAACGTGTGATGGCTGGATATCAAAAGGAATTAGTGGCAGCTACAAAAAGAAGACAAGAAACTGACAAAAAAAGAGCAGCTAATAAAAAATAATTAGAGAATAGTATATGTTGTTAAAGAAAGGTGATAATAACGAAAACGTAAAGTTAATGCAACAAAAGTTGGGTATCGAACCAGCTGTTACTAACTTTGGTCCAAAAACAGAAGCTGCAGTAAAAGCTTGGCAAGCTGCACATGGTTTGGATGCTGACGGAATAGTTGGTGATAAAACATGGGCAATGATTATGGCAGAAGGACAATCAGTTCCTGCTCCTGTTCAAACTCCAATAGCACCTATTGCTGGTTTAAAATTAGACAAACTAAAAGGACATATTCCAGATGCAGTAATCTCTATGATTCCTGATACGGCAGCTAAGTTCCAAATTAATACTCCATTAAGATTAGCACACTTCTTAGCACAATGTGGACATGAAAGTGGTGGATTCCGTTTAACACAAGAAAACTTAAACTATTCAGCAAAAGGTTTGAATGGTATCTTTAAAAAATATTTCCCAACAGAAGCAGCTGCAGCACCTTATAATAGAAACCCACAAAAGATTGCAAATAAAGTGTATTCTAATAGAATGGGTAACGGAACTGAAGCAAGTGGTGATGGATATAAGTTTAGAGGTAGAGGATATATCCAATTGACCGGTAAAGATAACTACACCGCATTTGGTAAATCTATTGGAATTGATATGACTGTTAATCCAGATTTAGTAGCATCTCAATACGCATTATTATCAGCAGCATGGTTCTTTACCAAAAACGGATTACATAAGATGGCTGATGAAGGAGCAAGTGATACAGTTGTAACAAAAATTACTAAAAGAGTAAATGGTGGAACAATTGGATTAGCAGATAGAATAAAACATTTTAAAGAATATTATCACTTATTATCATAGTATGGCAAAGAATTTAATTATAGAACATAACTTATTTGAAGGAAAAATTAAGGAAGACCAAAATGGTAAATTCTTAGTTAAGGGAGTACTTCAAAGAGCAGATGCAGCAAATCAAAACAATCGTATTTATCCAATGCATATTTTGCAGAGAGAATCTAAGAAATACGAAACCCTAATCAAAGAAAGAAGAGCATTGGGTGAATTAGACCATCCAGAATCTACGGTGATTAACTTAAAGAATGTATCTCATAATATTGTAGAAATGTATTGGGAAGACAAAGATTTATGTGGGGTAGTAGAAGTATTATCAACACCAGCAGGAAACATCTTAAAAGAATTATTTAAACATAATATTCGTTTAGGTATTAGTAGTAGAGGATTAGGTTCAGTTAAACCAAACAGAGATGAAACCGTAATGGTACAAGAAGATTTTGAATTAATTGGATTTGATTTTGTTTCTAATCCATCAACACATGGTGCATTTTTATCACCTACTAATATGAATGAAAGTGTTAGTAAGGAAGTAGATGTATGTGGAGATTTTTGTAGATCACAAGATTTAATGAGACAAATTATAGAGGAATTAAACTAATGATAAAGTTAAAAGATTTATTGGGTGAAGCATATAATCCAGCAGAAGCATTCAACAAAAAGGTTAGTAAAATGACCGATAGAAATGAACATAGTGCAGCGGCAGTTGAATTGGCAATCTATATGGATGATAAAGATGCAGTAAGAAAATTACAACAAATCAAAAAAGACCACGATAAAAGAGGTTCATTAACAACCGCAGATCAAAAGGAAAGAGATGGTTTAGTTGATAAGTTATTAAAAAAAGCAAAGAAAGAATTATCCGAAAAGGACTATAAGTTAATCAATAGTTCATTTTAATATATTTATAATAGTATGATAAAGTTAAAAAAATTAATGGGTGAAGGTGAAGATAAGAAAGCACCATCTCCAATGCACAACGAAGCAAGAAGACATTTCTTAGAAGTGATTTCAACATATAAAGCATTTGGGCCTAAATTAGCAGCAGAACAAGATTTAGCTAAAATAGCTGAAACATTAGGTGCTATTGTAGATGCAGCTCATACTTTTGCAATGAAAGAAAGTGGAAACAATTTTGATCCTGCAACGGTTAAAAGAAATATGAATGAATTGAACAAATTATCTGGTCAATTTGAAAAAACTGCAAACGAAGCAAAACAACTTCAACAAAGATTAGCTTCTATGTATGAAGATATGGGATATGTATTGGGTAAGTATTTTGAAATAGCAGATATTGATGAAGAAACTGCAATGCATAGATTAGGACATAGAAAACCAAAGGTAGAACAATCATTAAAAATGAGAAATTTAATGCCTGAAGCAGAAGGACCGTGTTGGAAAGGATATCAACAAGTTGGAATGAAAATGAAAAACGGTAGAGAAGTTCCAAATTGTGTTCCTAAAAATGAAGCAATAGTTAAAGAAAATAAATCAGATTGTGGATGTAATAAAGTACATGACTGTGGTTGTGGTGGACATCATAAACACTAATAAAAAAGAATATAGAAATGACAAATTATAGAACAAACAAAGTATTTACAGCAACATCAGGTTCAACAATTGTTGCAGCACCTGATAAAAGTTGGGGAGTAATGAGAGGAACAAGTGGAGCTGGTACATTATATCTAACAAGTGGTTCAGTATCTATTGCAGATTTACCAGTTGGACAACCTTTTCCTTGTTACCCAAATAGTGCATTAGTTAGTGCTGGTTCATTATATTTCTTATCATAATAAGTTACAAATAAAAATAAAGAATGATTATTATCGACAATGTCAACAATGACAATTTACAAAAAGCGTTAAAGGTTTTAAAAAAGAAATGGCAAGATAGTGGTGCAGTTGAAGAACTAAGAGACAGAAAATACTTCACAAAACCATCTGCAAAAAAGAGAGTTCAAAACGAAAAAGCAGTTAGAAAGCAATTAAGAACTGCAAAAAACAACTTAGAATTCAAAAATATTAAACAAATTCCTAAAAAATATATAGGACTTTAATCGTTTAGTATAAAAAGTATATATGTATATTATATATTTCCTCTATTATTAGGAAATTTTATTTTTACGATACTCGATGAATACTCTATCTTTATATAGAGTTCCGAAAGAATATCAAAATTCTATTTAAGCCGCCTAATCCTATAATGGCTTAACAAATCAAAAGGACATAAAGAAATGGCAAGTTCAAAATTATTGAAAGAAGCAATCGCTGATGCTAAGGCCGTTCGTGAAACTGCATTAGCAAACGCTAAGATTCAATTGGAAGAGGCATTTACTCCAAGATTGAAATCAATGCTTTCTCAAAAGTTAAGAGCTGAAGCTGAAGACATGGAATCTGATGAAGATGAAATGAAAGAAGCATACGGTGATGACGAAGAGAAAGAAGAAGAGAAAGTTGAAGAAGAATATTCTTCATCTAATATCGGTGCTGGCGATGGTGGTACAACATCAGGTCAGAACAACAAAAAACCATCTTATCATGATGCAGGTGCAGAAGATAAGTTGGGTGCAGCTGGTGTAACATCAACATCTAAAAAACCAGAAGCAGAAGTAGAAGAGTATGAATTTACAAAATCTATTACTGAAGCTGATGGTGAAGAAGAAGATTTAGCATCAGGTGACGTTAAATTTGCAACTGAAGGTGACGAATTCGATCAAGAAAATTCAGGTGATGAGCAATCAGCAATGAATAATGAAATGGACGGAAACGAAGACGAAATGCAAGGTGATGACCAATCAGAAGATGATTTGGATTTAGAATCTATCATTAGAGAATTAGAGCAAGAATTGCACTATGGCGATAATGAAATGGAAGAAGAGTCTGATGAAGATAATATCGATTCTGATGAGTTTGATCAAATGGGTGAAGAAGCTGACGATGTAGATACTGCAATGGATGCTGATAACCCAAATGCGGTTTACGCAAAAGAAGGTGAAGAAAACGATGAAGAAGAAATGAACATCGAAGAAATCATCAAAGAATTAGAAGAAGAAGAAAAGGCTGAAGAAGAAGAAAAAGAGAAAGTAGAAGAAACTAAAGTATTGAAAGCAGAATTAGCAGAAGCTATTTCAGTAATCAAATCTTTGAAATCTACAATCAATGAAGTAAACTTATTGAATGCTAAATTGTTGTTCTCTAATAAATTGTTTAGAAGCTATAACTTAACTAACGAGCAAAAATCTAAAGTAATTGACTCTTTAGACAGAACTACAAACGTTAGAGAAGTAAAATTAGTTTACTCAACATTAGCTGAAAGTATGAAATTTTCTAACGCATCTACGAAAAAAGCTGTAAAGCAAATCGCAGAAGGTGCTAGTAGAGTTCAAAAATCAACAAAACCAACTGCACAATCAGTAATTAGTGAAGGTACATCTTACGCTAATAGATTTAAAGAGTTGGCTGGTATTTTAAAATAATTAACAAAAAACAAATAAGGAAAAAACAAAATGGCAAATTTTGATTTAACAAAACTTATGGAAGGCAAGAACCCAACTTCAGTTATGCTTGAGCAAACTAGAGGTTTAAAAAACAAATGGGAAAAAACTGGTCTTTTAGAAGGAATAGGTGAAAAACCTCAACAACACGCTATGGCTGTATTGTTGGAAAACCAAGCTAAGCAATTGCTTGACGAGGCAACTCAAACTGGTACTTCAGCAGGTTCTGAAGAATGGTCTGGTGTAGCTTTACCATTAGTAAGAAGAATCTTCGGTGAAATCGCTGCAAAAGAATTCGTTTCTGTACAACCAATGAACTTACCTTCAGGTTTGATTTTCTACATGGATTTCAAATACGGTTCTGCACAAGCAGGTAACCCATCTTTCAATACTAAATCACTTTACGGTGGTACTGGTAACGGAAAATTAGGTTCAACTGATGCTGCAGAAGGTGGTTTATACGGTGCTGGTAGATTCGGATATTCAGTTAACCAACAAGATGCAATCTTAGCTTCAGTAACTACTGCAAAAGTAACTTCTTTAGCTGATGTAAACTTTGATGGTGATTTATCTGCATCTGTTGCAGCTGGTACTATTTACAAATTGACTTTAACTTCTGCTTCAGTAGCTGCATTATCAGCTGATGTAAACGCAGTTAGAAGTTTCTATGTATCTGGTTCAACTACAAACGGTACAGTTTCAACATTCAGTAACTACTATCCTGCATTGACTACATACTCTTCAAACGGTACTGTATCATTCATCGTAGCTGGTAACGCAATTTCTTCTGGTTCAACAGCATCTACAATTGGTGTAGTTTATTCTAAGCAACCAACTTCTATTTCTAGAGGTGATTTCGAAGATAGAGATCCAATCACAGGTGGTGATACTGCAGGTGGTACAGATTTAGCTATTCCTCAAATCGATTTAGAATTGAAGAGTGAAGCAATCGTTGCTAAAACTCGTAAGTTAAAAGCTGTGTGGACTCCAGAGTTGGCACAAGACTTGAACGCTTACCATTCAATTGATGCTGAAGCTGAATTAACTTCTATGTTATCTGAGTACATTTCTTTAGAAATCGACTTAGAAATCTTAGATATGTTAAAAGCTAACGCATTAACTACTGAATACTGGTCTTTAAAGGTTGGTAATGAGTGGAATGGTTCAAACTTTGAAATCGATTCTGATGTAGCTGCAGCTTCTGCATACACAAGAAACACTTGGTTCCAAACTTTAGGTACTAAGTTGAACAAAGTTTCAAACAAAATTCATCAATTAACTATGAGAGGTGGTGCTAACTTTATCGTTGCTTCTCCTGACGTATGTACTATTTTAGAATCAATCCCAGCGTTCACAGTATCAGCTGATAAAGATGCTAAATCATTCGCAGCAGGTGTAACTCAAGTTGGTTCAATCGCAAATAGATACACAGTTTACAAGAACCCTTACATGACTGAGAACGTAATGTTGTTAGGTTACAAAGGTAACAACTTCTTAGAGACTGGTGCTGTTTACGCTCCATATGTACCATTGATTTTAACTCCTTTAGTATACGATCCAGATAACTTCACTCCAAGAAGAGGTGTTATGACTCGTTACGCTAAGAAGTTAGTAAGACCTGAATTCTTCGGTAAGATTGTAATCGGTGACTTAAACTTATTGTAATCTCTGTAAGAGTGGAAAATAAATAAGAAAGGGGGTAGAAATACCTCCTTTTTTATGTCTAAAACTTTTATATTTATATTAAATAGAATTTAAAATGTCAAGAGTAAAAAGAGTATTTCCGGATTTACCATTTATAACCGCTTCTACAAATACAAAAATAATAGTAACAGATGCAGATAATTACGCATTAGGATATACCCATATCAATACATTAATAGATACAATTGATAGTGGTGGATTAGCTACCGATGGTGCCAACATATTTAATGGCAATCAAATAGTAATGGGTGGAGTATTTGCATCAGAATATTCCGAATTTTATAATGGATTAAGTGTAGATGGAAATCTTAATATTAATGGTGATATTTATGTTAACAATATAATTTCATCATCAATTTTATATCAAAGTGGTTCTACTAAATTTGGTGATTCATTGGATGATACACATACATTTACAGGTTCAGTTCAAATAACCGGTTCATTACATGTAAATACTCATCCCGTTGTATTAGGACAATTAAGTTGGGCAAGATACGATGATACGCAATATACAACATCATCTTTTAGAAGTGTCACCGTTGCAGGTGGTGAAGTAACTATTCCAAATAATGGAGGATATTCGGTAACAACTCATTTACATTCCGATATTCAATTTTACAATACGGGTTCACAAAGAATTTATCCGGAAAAAGAAGGTGATGTATATGTTATGACTGTTACATTTAAAGCAAAGACTGCTAATGCAAACGCGGGTTGGATGAGAATTCAATTAGATAGTACCGGATTGACCCCATATCGTAGAGTTGGTAAGGATTTATTTTTTGGAAAAGGAAATGATGAATGGCACGATTATCACGAAGTATTTCAATTTTATGCAGATACGGATTTTGTAGCAAATGGTAATCAATGGAAAATTAAAGCAAATGGTGCAACGGTTGATATTGCAAATGTCATTTACTTTATACAACGAACACAAAATCATCTTATATAAATTAAAAAGAGTAGTTTTATCTACTCTTTTTTTATATTACATATTTATCTAAAAGTTACTATGGATAAAATATATATTATAACAGCTGGGGATTCATTTACGGATTCACATATGCCATACATTACAACGGATAGTAAACATACTTATTTAGGATTAAGTGATAAATTAACTGATTATAAAGAATTGTGTCTTCCTGATTATTCATTAAAATATCAATATTTTTTAATAAATGAATTATGGGAAAGTGGTGTAAAATTTGCTTTTTATAATGTAGCAAAAGGTTCTGCTGGTAATCATGTAATATTTCATAGATATAAACAAAAAGTTAACGAATTATTGAAAAAAGGGGTTAATCCAAAAAATATATACGGAACATTACAATTGAGTGGCTTGGCAAGAGCTACTAATCCGGTATATGAAATTGAATTGAATGTATCAAACATAGAAGGTGCAGAATGGGATTATATAGATAACTTAAATCCAACTGTAAATTTATATAAAGATGTATTAGAATCACACATTTCAAATTTAGAAAATATCATTCAATGGAACAAAGATAATGGTATTGAACATTTTAATATGTTTTTTGGATGGGCAATTTTTTATGAAAATGAATTAATTGAGTATAATTTAAAAGAAAGATTTGAATTAATTGATAGAAATTATTTTACTTATTTTCAATACAAAGAAAGAGTAGATGTAATAAAACATAATTGTGTTGGTGTAAAACAAATTCTTAAAACAATATTTGGAATTAAAGAAGAATACATAATTCAAAGTGGAAAATATGGTGGAATGACAGAATTTGTAGCAGATAGAACACATGATAATCAAAAATATTACATGTCTCATTATGATTCCCATTTAAATACATATGGTAATTACAAATGGTATGCTGAATATTTTAGAAACTTATATGTTCAATGGGGAATTTTAAATGAAGTTAATTCAATAGAACAAAATCAAAAATTAAATAATATCTTACATAAAATATTTAATGTAAATACAGATTATTTTATAGATAGTTATAAATATAGACAAGAAGATAGTATTAGTAACGAATTAAAAGTAAGAATTAGGGATGAAAAATACAAAAAGTTTTTTATAACTTAACATATTGATATTTATACAAAAGGATTATAATGGCAGCAGATTTAGTAACATCAATTAATTGGCCGGGTAGTTCATCCTTTGAAACAGGATCAACACCATTTGGTTTATATGATAGTGAAAGTTTATTCAGACAACACGCCGATAAAGTAGGTGATTGGGTAGCTAAAAGATTAGGGTATCCTGTACAAAATGTAGAGTTATTACCTGATAATATTTATGCATGTTTTGAAGAATCTATTTCAGAGTATTCAGCACAAGTAAATGCATTTAATATTCGTAACAACCTATACAATATGTTAGGTCAGCAACAAAATGAAAATACTAATCATACAGGTAATTATGTTGAAGGTGCAAATACAAACCAAGTTATTACGATAGCTAACTCATATGGTATAGAAGCGAATGTAGGTGGAAATAGAGGTGCAACGGTTCATAAAGGTTCATTGAGATTGATTGGTGGAGTTCAAAGGTATGATTTGGGTGCATTGAGTCCAACATCACAAAGTTATATTGAAAGTAATGGTGGTGCAAAATTAGCAACCGTACCATCAGGTTCATTAGAAAGTGGTTCACACTATGGTCAAGATATTATTATCACAAAAGTTTTCTACGAAGGAGTTCCGGCCATTAGCAGATTCTTTGACCCTTATGCAGTTTCGGCAAAAGGTACATTGAACTTATTAGATGAGTTTGGATTTAGTTCATTTTCTCCGGCGGCACAATTCGTATTAATGCCAGTTTATGAAGATTTATTAAGAATATCTGCAATTGAATTTAATGACCAGGTTCGTAGAAGTACATATAGTTTTAATATTAACAATAACATATTAGAAATATTCCCAATTCCTGGAACATCTACTTATAATCCAGATTTGGTTTGGTTTGAATATGTGTTATCGGATGAAAGAACAGCATCATCAATTGTAAATAAGAGTGGTGTAAATGGTTCTATTATTAGTGATTACGCTAATATAAAATATGATAGTATGACTTATACCTCTATCAATTCAGTTGGTAAACAATGGATATGGAAATATACATTAGCATTATCAAAAGAATTATTAGGTGGTATTAGAGAGAAATATGCAACTATTCCTATACCTGATGGTGAAGTATCATTAGATGGTGCATCGTTGAGAGCAGAAGCACAAAACGATAAAGATAGATTATACGAACAATTAAGACAGGATTTAGAGGAATTAAGTAGACCTAAACAAATGGAGTATAAAGCACAAGAAGCTGAGCAAGTACAAAAGATGTTGAAAAATATTCCGTTACCATTTTATATAGGATAAGATAGATGCCAAGATTTGTAGCACCGAGAGATTATAATTTTTTCCAAAATATCAGTAGAGAATTGGTAGATGCAGTTGTGCAAACTCAAGTGTTTGTATTTAAACTTATAGCACAAAATAGTAAAGTTAATTTATATGGAGAATCATTAGATAAATCTTATTATGATGGTGTTTCAATATTTGCTATGGTTGAATATAATGATGAAAATGTAGATTATGAAAGTGGTTTAGGACAAGATACAGTTCAAGAAGTAACATTTAGATTTAACCAAGATACCTGTATTGTAAAAGATATAATGCCTGAAATTGGAGATGTTATACAATTCGTAGATGGCTATTATGAAATTACAAATACAAATGCATCTCAATTAGTAGGTGGACAAGCATCAAATAATTTTGGTATAACTTGTAATACTTTCTTAATGAGAAAATCACAATTAAACATAGAACCTAGGAATATATAATGGCAGAAAATCCACTTAGAAAACCACTAAATAGAGCGGAGCAGTTACCAAGACAGGGTGAAACCTTACATAAAGGAATTAAACTTTATGATATTGATACTGCTATATTTGAGTATATGAATGATGTGGTTGTTCCAAAACTTACATTAGATGGTAGTGAGATAAAAATTCCTATTATGTATGGTAATGCAGAAAGATGGAAATCTGCACAAGTTGATGGTGTGTATAGAGATAAAAGAGGTAAATTACAATTACCTTTAATAATGTATAAAAGAACAACTTTAGAAAGAAACGATGCAATGGAAATGCCAAATCGTTTATTGAGTTACCCTACATACAGAACATATAGTGCAAAAAATAGGTATGATAAATTTTCTATTTTAAACAACTTTAAACCTAGAAAAGAATTGTATGATATAACAATGCCAGATTATGTAGATATTAGTTATGAAGTAATGGTATGGACGAACTATACTGAACATATGAATACGGTGGTAGAAGCATTCAAATGGGCCGGTGATGAATATTGGGGAGATAAAAATAAGTTTAAATTTAAAGTAATTATAGATTCGTTTGAACCAACTCAAGAATTAACTGATACAAATGAAAGATTGATTAGAACAACTTTTACAATGTTGGTTAAAGCATATTTACTTCCTGAAAGATTTGATAATGAGAGTACAATCAAAAAATCTATTTCAACAAGAGCTGTTATTACAACTTTAGAAACGGATGTGAGTGGTGGTGCAAGTAGCACTATATCTACGAATGATTATAATGCAAATAGAATATTGTATGATTATTTAGAAATTAATAATACAAAAGTAGAATCTAATCCAATTGGGTATGTGGTTACATTTAGTAATGTAAAAGTGATACAACCACCGGCGGAATTAGAATTATTAGTACAAGATACTATTAAAGTATATGTAAATGGTGTTAAATATTCTAAAAATTATTATGCACTAACATATACTGCAACCACAATAACGATAACATTTAATAATAATATGAATCCAACTACACCATTAGATAATGATGATGAAGTTCATATTGCAGGTAAATTTCAATTATTATAATGGGAATATTACAACATATATTACCATACGTTTCAGTAAGAAATGCAAAACTAGAATATGTAGAAACTACTGCAACGGATTATATTTATGAACTTAAGGGATATAAATTACCAAAAGATATCATCGATAAAAATATGAAGAAAGTTGTGAAAGCAAGAACATCCAGTATTCAGTTAGATATAAACCAACAAAACATTGGTAGTTACGATTATAGTGTTAGTAATTATGGCAATTCAGTAAGATTTACATTACCTAGAGAAAATTTTCCAATTTTATATGCCGATGAAGCACGCACAATAATTGTTCCATATATTGATGAAAACGATGATTTACAAGTAACAGGAACTTTTAGTAAATAATGAAACAAAGACCTAATATATCAGTTCTTAAAAACCAAAAACTAATAAATTACGTTAGAGAAAAAGTACTGTCTGATATAAGTGGTAGCACACCTATTTCTGGAACATTAGAACAACGTAGTATTGAAAGACAAACTGATTTAACATTTCATACTAATTTAGTAAGATTTAATACTAAACCAGAAACACCAAAAATTACATCTAAAACAAAATCTAAACCAATTGTAAATGTTCAAAAAAGAGATATTGGTAAAGTAAATGATTTTAGAATACAAATGATGAACTTCGCAAATAATGAATTAGGAATACATCCTAATTTATTAAAAGATGATATTCCTAATAATCAATATATTTTAACAATAACATCTTATAAAATATTAAGTGGTATAGAAACACCAACTGCAAAAGATTTTGATATTTATTGTAACGGATTGAAAGTAGATGTAGATACATATAGTGTTAATTTAGGTGAAAATATCATAATTACTATTCAAAAAAGTGAAGCAGTAGATGATAATTTTGATGAAAATAATTTTGAAATAGTTTCAAAATTTGATCCAATATTATTGGGAGCAGGTGATGTAGATGGAGATGGTGAAGAAGATTGGTTAATAACAGAAAACGGAAAGGATATAATAAACTAAAATGGCAAGAATTAAAATTTCAGAATTACCTGAGTTAGATATAGCAACATTAGATACAACGTATGTAGCAGGTGTATATGATAATACTACTTTTAAAATTCCTATCAATAGATTAACTTCTTCATTAGATACAACATTTGCATCTGATTTAGTTGTTAACGCAGTAAGTGATACAATTAATACATTAGCTACAACAGCATCTTTTAATGCATTATCAACTTCGGTAGATAGTAGATTAGATGGATTAGAAAGTTTTAGTAGTTCAGCAGATAATAGATATGTTTTGAGTGGTTCAATAACACAAACAACTTGGGATAATATTGCAAATAAACCAAACAATATTGTAAGTTCATCAACGCAAATTTCAGATTTAGGATTTGTAACAGGTTCATACACTACTATAACTTCATTCAATAGTTTAACACAATCTTTCAATTCAATATCACAATCATTTAGTGTTATTAGTGGTAGTGTTGGAACAATTGATTTTAGTACATTAGCAACAACGGCTTCAAATACTTTTATAGGAAATCAAACAATTAGTGGTTCTACATATATTAGTGGTGGATTGGATATTAAAAATAATGGATATTCTTGGAGTTTTGATTCAAATGGTAAGACTAGAATACCAAACATTACCTTTAATTCAGACAGAGGAACTGGTATGGTTGGTATTAAACCTGTGGCGGGTAGAGAATTTCAAATTGAAACATCAACTGAGGTTAGTAGTGCAGGTCCTTGGGTTTTTGGATTAGATGGTACTTTAAGTGCACCTAATGGAGCTAATATACTGAGAGTTGGTAATTTAGTAACAACCGAATCTTTTAATTCATTTACACAAAGTTATTATAGTGCAAGTGCATCATTTGATAGTAGAATAGATGGTTTAGAAAACGCAACATCATCTTACTTAACTTCATTAAACGGAGCAATAAGTTCTTCGGCACAAGTATTAAATGGTAGTGGGATTTATAGTAGTTCGACACAATTACCGGATGGATTAGTTAGTGGTTCATCTCAATTAACATCCTCATTTGATACAAGATACGCATTAAGTAGTAGTATTTCCACAACACCAACTCTTTATTTACTTGAAGCATACGCAAATGTTACTTATACCTTACCGGATTCATTTATTGAAGACCCTTGTAGATATAGTGTTGTGAATAATACGGTTAATGTATCAAGTAGTTGGTTTAATACTTCAACTTATACATTTACTCCGCAGAAGGCTGGTTATTGGGAAATTACTGCAGCCTATGATGTATATAGAAATAGTGAAGCGGCTATGGCAATTAAGAAAAATAATGGAATTGTTGTTACTGCTGGTGCTTTTGGTGC